CATATAATGATATGGGAAATGATTATAATGATCTGGTACAATATGCAGATTCGCCTTTAGGATTAGAAGAACAACAAAAAAATGAAACTGATGGTAGTGATGCCTATTTAGCTCAAAGGCTACAGGCATTGGCATTGAGATCAATGGATGCTATTAATTTTAACATAGAAATTAAAGGAGATCCTTTTTGGCAAGGAAATACATTTAAAGCCCATGTGCAAGGTAAAGATAATTCACCTAACATATCAAACCAGTCTCTATTAATAAGTTTATTAAATTATAATCCTAACCCAGATGATTTATTAGAAAGACAAAGAAGAGGCCCAGTTGATATGATTTCAACTGGAGTATATTGTATTCGTAGTGTAGAGAGTAGATTTCAAGGTGGTAAGTTTACTCAAAACTTAATAGGATTTAAAGATACAAATACTAATCCAGCATTAGTATTGAATCAACTAATACAGATAACAGGAAGTGATAATCCTAGCTTGACATCAATGGAAGGGAGTACATAATGGCTATTAAAGGTGATGGCGTTCACGTCAGTAAAAGTGCAAGACAGAGTTCTGCATTTAATATTAATAATATAAGTGGACTATACATCGGAGAAGTAACAGAAAATAGTGATGCATTGTACACTGGCAGAATTAAAGTTAGAATATCAGACTTTGGTTCAAAAGATACAGACAGAATATGTTTACTGTCAATACCTATGGGTGGTCACACACCTATTAAAGAGAGTGGTGATGATGAAACTAAAGAAGCACAAGCTCCTATAAGCTATGGCTTTTGGCCTCAGCCACCAGAGATTGGTACAAATGTTTTGGTTGCATATACAAGCAGTCAAGAACAAGGTATAGTAGTTGGAAGTCTCATAGCTAAAGATAGAAACTCTATGATGGGCGGCAACGCCAGTGGTCAAGTTTATGCCAATGGAGAAAAAAGTCTAGGACCAGCAGTTGAGAAAAATCCATATGATCAAAACGACGCAGATACTAAACCATTGAATGAATATTTCCAGGCTGTATTAAATGAACAAGGCCTAAGTTTAGATTATACTAGAGGACATAGTCAGAGTAGTGCTAGAAGAGAAAGCCCAAGTAAAGTGTTTGGTATAACAACACGTGGTGGACACACGTTCACAATGGATGACGGTGATGCAAAAGGTGATAGTAAAAATATTAGATTGAGAACTCATGGTGGTGCTCAGGTATTACTTGAAGACACACATGGTTTTATTTTTGTCGTGACACAGAACGGTGACGCCTGGGTTGAGATGGATAGACAAGGCAGAGTAGACGTTTATAGTAAAGGTGGAGTTAACATACACACAGAAGGAGACTATAATGTTCATGCCAAGGGTAGTATTAATATGCAGGCCGAAATGGGTGTTAATATAAAGAGCACAGGCGGAGATGGATTAAAACTAGAAACTAGTGTAGGTAGTATTGACGTATATAGTGCAGTTGATTTAAATATACAAAGTGATGTAAATTATAATTTAACTGTTGCTGGTAATCAAATTATTAAGGGTGCAAGAATAGATATGAATGGCCCAGAGCCAACACCTGCTACGAAAACAACAATACAAAATCAAACACAAAATCAAAATGTAAAAACTAGTATTGCAAGTAGAGTACCAGAAAAACATCCTTGGTTGGGTGTTGAAGGAACGCAAGAAACGTTCAATACAGGAAAAGGAAATACTGCATAATGCCTTCATTTAATTTTGGAAATATTGTTAATGAAAAAACATTGATAGACTTTAGTTTGTTTTCTGTTATTGACAGCGACAGAACTGATAACGAAATAATATTAAAAAATTTAGAAGCCAGTGATGAAGTTATGAATCATATTATCAGATCTATGGGATGGAATGGTTATAAAAAAACTATTGATGGAGAAACATTTATTGGTTATAAAAATAGAACACCTTCTGATGTTGAAAGTGATGGAATAACTGAAGCAGTTGCATATACCACATGGATAGAGCGTTTTAAAGATGATGAAAGAAGATTTAAAAAAACTTTGCCAGTAAATAGTTTATCACAAAGCCAATATGATGGACTGTTAAGTTTGCATTGGTTTACTGGTAGTATCACAGAAGTTGGAAACGAAGACAGACAGTTTAGGATATATGATTTAATTAAAGAAAAGAAATGGGACTATGTTGCCACAGCTATGATACTAGGTGGGCAAAAAAGAACACAAAGACAAGCAGAATCTAAAATAATAATGTTGGCAGACTATGGGCAATATAAACATAGGTCATTAATTAAAGAACAGGGTATTCAACAGCTAGTGAAAGAATATAGTACATTTCAATTATCAGATAAACAAAAAGCTCAGGCTGAATATGTGTACTATGCAGAAACTAGTAGATTCCTACCAAATCTTCCTGAGAGTAGGAAAAGGTTATTAGTAAAACAGTTAAGTTAATAGTTATATAAAGATATTAAATATATAATAAAAGGAATAAAACTTTGAAACCTAATGTTCTTTTACTTAATGCCAACGGGCAACCACTCTCCACACTACCATTAAGTACGATCAGCTGGCAGAATGCTGTCAAGGCAATGTTCGCTGATAAAGTTCATGTAATTAAAACTTATGAAGATCAGGTCATAAGAAGTACATCAATTTCAATTCCTTTTCCAAGTATAATAATGCTTAACAAGTATCATAGACAACCAGACCGGGCTAGATTCTGTAGGAGGAATGTTTATCTAAGAGATCACTATCAATGTCAATATTGCGGAGATGAGTTTACATACTTAGAACTTACTATGGATCATGTGATACCAAAGTCTAAAGGCGGGAAGTTACATTGGACGAACGTAGTTACTGCTTGTGGTCCTTGCAATGTTAAGAAAGGTAATAGTGTGTCTATGAAGCCAATTAAACAGCCAACTATTCCAAGTTGGCACTCTATCAACAACGCAAACAAGCGTCACTCAATAACAATTCCAGATATTTCTTGGCAAGATTACGTTCAATGGCCAGAAGATAGACTAATCATACAATCATAAACTACTAATATAATAAATCGCATAAATAGTTGTATGAGCGATATTATAGGATATACTACCGTTGAACAGCCTTATACAAGCAAGGGTCTTTCTGGCCTTGAACTTGCTAAACGTGATCTGTTAAATCATTTTCACATAAGAAAAGGTGAAAAATGGACTAATCCAACATTTGGTTGTGATTTACCTTTATATGTTTTTGAACCTTTAGATGAAGACACTATTCAATCTATTAGAGAAGAAGTATTTGCGGTAGTGAACTATGATCCTCGTTTTGAAGTTAACGATACTAATGTTCGTGTAAGACAAGAAGAACATTACGTTACAGTTAATGTTAATTTAACATACTTACCTACTACAACAGCAATAGATTTGCAAATTAAGTTTGATAGGGAACAGAACGCAGAGTTTTAATCATGGCACAAAAAACTAGACAAAATAAAATATTTGCGGCAGAGGACTATACAGTAGTTTATGAATCTTATGTGAATGCTAATTTTCAGGCATTTGATTATGATACGATTCGTGAATCGATGGTCGACTATGTCCGTAACACATATCCAGAAAACTATAATGACTGGATTGAATCAGCTGAATTTGTATCACTACTTGATGTAGTAGCTCAATTTGGACATAACCTAGCATACAGAGTTGATCTTAATGCAAGGAATAATTTTTTAACGACAGCAGAAAAACAAGAGTCAGTTTTTAAACTGGCAGAGTTTTTAGGATATTCTCCAAGACGTAATGTGCCTGCGTATGGTGAAATGAAAGTTGTTGGAGTTAAAACAAATGAGGCTGTTATAGGTAGCGATGGAACAAGTTTAGGTGGAACTGAAATCAAGTATGAGGTTACTAACGATGTTAATAATTTAGATGATTTTATTACTATAGTAAATGCAGTATTGCAAAATAGTAATCAGTATGGAAGTCCGAAGAAAAGTGTAGTACTCAATAATATTAGAACGGACTTTTATGATTTAAATAATACACCAAACCAAATTAAGTTTGATGTTGAAGGTACTGTATCAGGTGCTACAAAAACATTCAACATTATTAGTAGTGACTATGATGATACAAATTTAACTTTCAAAGAAAAGTCACCAGATCCTGTTTCTAACTTTGGAATGTATTTCAAAAATGATGGTAGAGGAATTAATAGTGCAAACACTGGTTTCTTCTTTGGTGTAAAACAAGGTGACTTAACATATCAAGATTTTCCTATAGTAGAACCAATCGACGATAATGTTATTGATATTAATGTTGCAAACATTAACAATATAGACTGCTTTGTACAAAATGTAAATTCAACAGGAAATCTTGTTAAGGAATGGACCAAAGTTAAAGATGTCAATAGTAATATAATCTATAACAATATAGCTTCTGGTATCAGAGACATTTTTAGTATTAAGACTAGAGAAGATAATCAAATATCAGTTTTGTTTCCTAACAAATCTTTTGGTAATATTCCTAAAGATACAATTAGAGTTTGGTACAGAGCAAGTGAAAATAAAACATACGTGCTAAGACCAGATGATCTAACAAATAAAAAAATTAACGTAAATTATACTGGAGCTGATGGAAATATATACACCGCAGTATTCACTTTACAATTAAAACAATCAATAACAAATGCCTCTTCAAGTGAAACGTTAGATAGTATAAGAGAGAATGCACCAAAGAATTATGCAAGTCAAGACAGAATGATTACTGCTCAAGACTATAATACTATATTATCCAATAACACTGGTGGAGTACAAAAAGTAAAAAGTATAAACAGAACATTCAGTGGTCATAGTAGATATTCAAAATTTATCGATCCTACAGGAGAATACAGTA